AAAAGATTATAAAGAGTTTGTAGTTAATGAAGCTAAAATTGCTGAAACAGAAGTTAGTAAAAGATTTTACGCTAGCGTTGGTATGACTCCAGATATTATTAAATCTATGTCTGAATTAGCTAATAGTTATAAAGCTATAAAAGGAACTGGTTCTTTATATAGTGATGAAATAGAAAAATTAGTTAGAGGAACTATTGATAAATTAGGTTCATTAAATAGTGGTGAATTAACAGACCCTGAAGAATCTTTTGTAAATAAAAATTCATATGATATGTTTGTTGCTAATACTATTAAGAACATAGATACTGCTACGGTTCCTGAAATAAATAGTAATCTTACTATTAATCATTTACAAATGGTTAATGAAAAAGATATTAATACAGATAAGAAAAAGAAATTAAATACTTATGACAATGTTCTTTTAGCTATATCTTTTTTACCACAAGAAAGTTTTGATACTCTTATGTTAAATGAGAAAGCGGGTATGGTTCTTAACAATTCAGTTGGACAATTTAATCAATATATTAAACAAACATTTACTATGTTAGACCAAGCTAATCCAAACATGGAAGAAACTATTGGCATTGATAAAGAACGGGGTAGACTAAGTTCTACTAATCCTCAAGTTATGGGTGAATTAAAACGACTTAATGCTTACATTAGATTAAAAGCTAAACTTCTTAATAAACAACCTAAGGATGTGTATGCTGATATTCTTAAAACTGATTTTAGTTTCCTTGAGTTTGCTGGTATTTAGTATGGCAAAGTTTACTTTTAAAGATATTACAGATTTTATAGGTATAACTTCAGAAGAACCTAAACTTACTAACTTACCTTATAATCCTAAAAATGCACAAGACCCTGTAACTTTACCTGGAAAACCTACTGATGATATGGAAACCTATATGCAATTTTTAAAAGGACATGAAGGTAAAGTATTAAAAGCGTATAAACCTATAGAAACAGAAAAATATTATACAATAGGTTATGGTCATAATAGTAAAGATATAACAAAAGATATGACTATTACTGATGAACAAGCAGATAAATATTTAATAGATGATATTAATATAAGATTACCAGAAATTAAAAAAGCTATACCAAAGTTTGATAGTATGCCTTTAGAAGTACGTAAAAATATATTAGGGTCTTGGTTTAGAGGTTCTATTAAACCTAAACATAATACAGTTAAATTATTAAATGAAGGTAAATTTAAAGAAGCTTCAAAAGAATTTTTAAATCATGATGAATATAAAAAATATAAAGCTAATCCAGGTACAATGGATGGTGTAGTAAAAAGAATGGAAGCTACATCTAAAGCTATAGCTTCACTATCGTTGTAGGTTTACCTTGTTTCTGTGAATATTTAATTGCGTATTCTGTACCGTTACTTTTAGTATCCCATATTGCTAGGACTCTATCAGCATTATCTACTAGCTGTTTAGTTCTAATAAAGAAATGTCTAGAATCAAACTCTGTTTTGTTATCTAGTAAATGGTAGGGTAAGAACTTAACTACGTCTAGATTGTGTGCGTCTGCGTAGTGCTTAGTAAGCTCATCTACTCCTTTGGCATCACCCATAAGGAGAGTATAGTTCTTATCTTTGTAGACTGAAAGGTACTTGTCTATTATGTCGAGTACCTTTGGGTCTCTAATACTTCTACTTCCAATCACTGCTATCTTCATTTAAACCACGCAATCTGTAATCTTATAATAAATAAATCAATAAGTAAATAGTTTACTTCGTTATCATCTACAATTTGTTCTGTAAATTCAAATCCTAATTGAACTCCCATAATAGGATATGCTGTAATTGCCATTAATCATGCTCCTGAACTTGATGTAAAATTTCAAAACTACCATTAGGTTGTTCTATAAAAAAATGTTCTTGTAAATCTTTAGGTAATACTATATAGTCTTTGTATAAACAACTACTATTATACGTAGGATAGACTTGCCTTACGTATCTTTCAGCTGAAAAACAATCTTGAAAAGTACCTATATAATTTGGAGTACTTCCTAAATATATAACTAATATGTAAGCTAACATAATTTAAATTCCTAATTTTAATTTATCTATTCCTACAACCAAATCCTTTCTGATACATCTATATCCATTATATTCTTTTTTACCTCTATAAAAAGTTTCATAGTATTCACTAGCTTCTTTACAACTACTAAAGGTAGCTTCATACTTTTCAGCAGGACCAAAGTTTCCTACTAAACTTAATATTAATACAAACTCAGTTATCATAATATCTCACATGAACCACTACTACAAGCTAGTTCTTGTGCTCCTACTGTATTGTCTTCTTTTTCTACAAAAGTTTTCCAATCTAATTCTTTAGGATTGTATTTATGTAACTCATCATAAGCTTCTTTATTACAATCTTGATAAGGAGCTTGTGCATATGTATGGTCTGAATGAGGTAGAAAAGATACACCACTAATTTCATCAAAGTGTTTCCATACCCATGCTCCTACTTCTACCCACTCGTTATCTTTAACTGATATGGTAACACTAGGTTTATGTTCACACCAGTGACGCTGATATATTAACCAGTTTTCTAACTGTTCTATAGCTGTCTTATCATTACGGGTAATAGCATTCTTAGGTGCTTTCATTGCAAAGCTAAACACTGCTGTTTCATTAGGGTGAAACTGTTCATCTTCTACTTTAATACCACTATCTTTCATAAAATTATAGATAGGGTCTTTCTTATCCATACGAATTGTTCTTATGTAATAGTCGTTATGACGAGCATGAATACCGCTAGCAGCATCAACGAGCTGAGAAACAGTGCCAGAAGGTTTAACACATGTAATGCTTGTTGATGTTGGTATTCCAAGTGTTTCTGATATTGTTTCGTTAGTTTTACGAGCTTCATCTCTTAACCTTTCTAACATCTTTGGGTCTGGATTTGATGTTAATTTGTTATCCATAATGCCAGTTAATGACACACCTAATAATCTTTCTTCTTCTGTGTTCTTAACCCACTCTGCTGATAAGAATTGAAAGTTAGTAAGAGTAGATTGTATAGTACCTAATATTGTAGCTAGTCTAACCTTACGTGCTAAATCTTTTTCTGTATCTTTTTCACGTATAACTACTTCAGTTAGATTACAGAATTGTTTATCACGTAAAATTATTTCACTGCAAGGATTAGTTCCATAAGATAATGATGGGTCTCGTCTACCCCACTTATTAGCTTGTGCTTGGGCTGCTAGTCTATTAAAGATACCACGCTCACCTGACTTAGACTTAACTAAAGATAACCATTCTTCCATAAATACTTCTGCATCTGGGGCTTCTGTATATGCTACAGAGTTATTAGCTAAAGCTCTATGAGGATGGTCATTCCACCAAGCTCCCATCTTAGCTTCTCTCATACGTCTGTCTGTTAGATTAGATAAACTAATTAGTGCTGACCTACGGACACCACCTACTACAACTATCTGACCTATCATGCACATGATATCATGTACTTCTATGCTGTTAAGCTTACGTCCTTTAGCTTCTTTAAATGTATCTGTTACAAATTGAAATAGTTTTTTAAGAGGGTCAGGACCAGAGGCTCTACCTCCAAAGGTTTTAAGTCTAGCTCCTGCTGGTCTGACTCTAGAAAAATTAAACTGAGGTATATCCCCTTCATATAAAGAAGATATTAGTTTCTTAAATGCTTTTGCCCAGCCTAGTTTGCTGTCTTCTACAACAATAACATCATCACATTCTTTTATATCTTTTGGAATCTCTGGTAATTTATTAGTGTCTTGTCTTTCACATGAAAAACCTACACCAGTTCCATTCATAAGAATGTAGAGTGCCTCACTAAAGGCTCGCTTATTGTTGATAGCAAGGTAACTACAATTATAAGCTGCAATGTTATCCCGTTCACAGGCTTCTCCTGCTGTCATTAATAATCTCATAGATGGCATTACTTCTAAATTAAGTACTGCCTCTTTAATACTTGGCATTTCTTTATGTAGTTCTGGAGCTTTCTGTATAAGATAGTTTATTAATCTATCTACTGTTTCTTGCCAGGTTTCTCTTCTGTTTTTTTCTGGTATAAATCTTGCGTATCTACTTTGATGTATTACTTCTTGGTAAATACTAGGTAATGTTGTCGTCATATATATCAAATTCCTTTTTATTATCGTTAACTAATTCTTCAAGCTCATCTATCTTGTCTTCTATCTTGTCTTGAAAATGATAAACAATATCTTCACTTGAGATATCTAATAGTTCTAGGAGTGTAACTTCGTCTATCTCCTTTAAATTTTCACAAAGTTCTTTGAACGTCACTGCCATTATTTACTTCCTTTCCACAGCTTTGGCACAGAACATTACTTCTTTGTGTTTGTTTCATACCACAATGCTGACATGTTTTACTAAATATTTTGTCATAGTTATCTTCATACTCTTTAGTGTTAGCTTTAGAGTTAAACTTTGCTTTTTCAAATTGCGTCATTGGTTTAATTCTTTTAGTAATTCTAAGTAATGAATAGCTTTATTAATATCCTCAAGTCCGTTTTTATTTTGCCATCTACATACATACTTAATAACGTTACCTTCAATATATCCTATGTTATTAGCATGTATAAACTCTACTGGTTGTATCTTAAAGTCTT